AAGACGTTACTTTGAATTTGTTGGATAGCGTCCAACAGCTTCGGGTATGCCTCGGCAACGGTGGGGCTGGCGTCGGTGTAAGTAACCGAAACAGTACCGCTAAGGTTGGTAAGTCCGACGGGCGTACCGCTGGTGCCGTCACCATTCAAAATGCCGTAGTCAAGCTTGGTATGGTAAGCCTTAACCAAGTCAGCTAGTACGACTTCTTCAATGTTTGCGCCTCGCAAAATCGCCTGCTTCGAGACGTCCTGCATACCTGCGATAGTGTTCACGTTGACAGTTAAAAGCGTGTCGTCCATGTTGGTTTCGGTCGCTGTGTCGTTTTCTGCGGCCTGGTAGTCGACGCCTGTACCTGTGGTCACTCGTGAAATATTGACTGTCATACCTTGCGACGGCAGGGCATGGTTACGGGCGATATCGGCGGTTGGGCGGCCGGCACGTGCCAACGGTGCGTACATGTCAACCAGGTACTGTGGCACCACAAGGCCAGCGAAGTTGGAGCTAGAGACGTCACGGCGCTCGATAGAGACCTCACGGTTATAGCGTGCCATGCGTTGCTGGGCGTCGGTATCCCAACCGAAAGAAGCGTTTAGAGCGTCGGTTAAGAAGTTATGTTCTGAACGTGCCGAGTAGGTGGCTTCTTCGCTGGTAATGCGAGCGCCGCCAACAGTACGGGTTTCGGTAGCGCCGTCAATTTTGGCGGCCAATTCGGCAGCCTTAGCGTTACGGGCTTCAATTTCTGCGATAACGCTAATGCGTTCGTCGAGCTTGCGTGCTTCGCTGCTCAATGCCTCAACGTTTGCCAGTTCGGCTTCGGTCAGGTCACGGTCAGAGTCGGCGGCAGCGTTCAAAGTTGCCTCGATAAGTTCGGTTTTTGCTTGGCGCTTTTCGTTAAGGCCGTTTAAAAATGAATTGCTCATAGTGGGTTTTCTCCAATAGTAAAAACGTGGTTTATAGGTTTTTAGTTTTTGAGGGTGCCACTATGCGTGGGGTGCTCTATGTCCTGTATTTTAGGGTAGCAGACGGCGCATAATATTTCGTGCATATTCGAGACGAGTACGGCGGCCAATGTCGTTAGGGTTAATAACCTCGTCTATGCCTAGTTCTGTGTAAATCGCTCTGGTGGTCGTATCGTTTTCTATTGCGGCGTCTATGCCATACATGCCGATTAGTCGGCTGGCTGTGGCTTTCTTGTGGGCCAGCGTGTTATTTCGGTCGTTTAAATAGATCGCTTCGTAACTGATACCCAGGCTGTCTATGAGCTCTTTAGTGGCTGAGCGTGTCGTAATGTTTCTGCCCGAAACAATAAAAATAGGTTTGTCAAGATTTTTAACGTATTCAATTACTGTAGGTCTAGGCGTGCCGTCGTTAGTTATTAGCGTGCCGTCTATGTCAACGATTACGCCGGCACGGTCTATAGCTCGTGCTGTGGGCTCGGCTATGTATAGGGCTGCTAAATGTTTTTTGGCGTCTACCCTGGTCGTATGGCAGGCCTCTATTTCGCCTGTGTCGTCTTTTACGACGGCGTAACCGGCACAGCCTGAGTAGTTGGTTTCTATGTGCCAGGGCATGCGTTTAGTCTACGTCTGGGGTAAGTATGCGTAAGTTTTCGGTACCTGAAGCTGTTACGGCCCATACTGTCTGTTTCGCTGGCACGATTAGCTCTAGCGGTACGGCGTTTTTTTCGGTTAGTAAGCCGTTGGCGCTGGTCACGTCGCCGCCGCCGAGATAAACGGTACCGGCACCTAGTACGTGCACGTAGCAGGTGCGCTCGAAGTCGTCGGCGGCAATAGCTACGGCTGCCGTAGTGGTAACTACTTTGTTTATGCTTTTCATTTTTTAAGGCTGTCTAGTAGAGCCTGGGCTGCTTCCAGATTTGGGCGGCCCTGTTCTAGTTCACGTACGGCGCTGACTACAGCATTTTCGCCGTATGCACCAAATGTAACCAGCGATACTTCGGCCAGGTGGGCTTTAATACGCTCAACTACGCCGGTAGCGCTTTTACGATCTTTCAACGGTGCGAAACCTATAGAAAACTCTGTTAAAGCCTGGTCTCTGACGAGCTCTAAAATTTGGTCGCCTCGATCAGTTTTACTTACCTTAAATTCGCCGTATAGCCCTGCTGGGGTTTCTTCTAGTTTGGTGGCACGGCCAATGGGTAAAGCGTTGCTGTCATGGCTTACCAGTAGTTTTACTCTGTGAGCTGCACGGGTGACGGCCGCAAATGCGCCAGGCCTGAATACTTCGGTAAGCTGGCTGTTAATGCGCTGCTCAAAATTGTACGGTACAACAATGCCACAGACGGTACGGCCGTCGTCGCCTGCTCTAACCTCTAAATCTAGCTCATAGTTTCTGTGCTCAATCATTGGCATATTCTCCAGCCATGTCTGGTAATTCTGTTTGGTTTACGGTCTCTGGTGCGTCAATCATTTCAGGGTCGGCACTTTCGGCCATGTCTATAGGTTTATCTTCAATTTGGCGTACTTCGCCTACGGTTAAGAAACCTGCTTCTATGCCGATCTTGTGAGCCTGGTATCGGCTGAGTGTGTCGCCACGTAGCAGGCTGTCTAAATTAAATTTAGCGTACTGTCCTCGTGGTAATAGATCGCTCATAGCTTGCTCGACACGTGTAAGCCAGGGCGTTAACGACCAGCGGATTAGCTGCATGTTTTCGCTTTCCACATTGCTATACGTGCGGCTCGTATTTGGTGCGCCAAGATAGTAGGCCGGTATGCCTAGAGCGTTTGCTACTTCGGTCAAGCTGAACGTGCGAGACTCAATTAGCTGCGCCTGTTGGGCGTTATCTGTAATGGGCGTAAAATCGGTAGTAGCGTTTAATACGGCTGGTTCACGATTACGGCCGCCGTAGTGCTGTAGCCACATGCTTTTGAGTAGGTCGGCTTCCTGCTGGGTTAAATCTGGGTTGGCGCTTTTAATAATGCCCGTTGGTGCTGTACCGCCGGCGAAATATTTGGCGGCGTATTCGTTAATGGCTAAAGCTGAGCCGATGAGCTGCCGCTGTGTCTGTAGTAGCCCTAGCCCGTAATCTGAACCTGGGCGGCTGTGGGCTTTAATGTGCATAACTTCACTAGCGTTAAAAACCATGTCGTCAATTTTGTAGACCAGGCGGCCGTTATCACGAGTTACCGAAACACGGGTAGGCGCTACTGGGTAGATAATGTCGGGCCAGCCCGTACTATTTGGCGGCCCTAAGACGGCTACATAGTTGCCGTGCAAAATGAGGGTGCCGACCATAGCGCTATAGGTCTCTACGGCTGTTTCTGGGTATGCAGGTCGTAACAAAATGCTAGGGCACGGCTCGATACGTTCGCCGTTTTTGTAGGCGTGAATGGGCAAGCTACCAATAGCGTCAGAAATGAGGTTGATACCTCGCCAGACGGCAGATACGGTAAGCGTCGTATTTTCGTCTACGTATGTACCAGCGTCTACATAGTCACCAAACCGACCTACTCGGCCGTATGCGTCAACGGTAGCGCCGGCAATGTTGGCCACACTTGGCACGGTAGCCCTGGTAAATAGTGAGCGTAACATTATTTACCTCGGCCCTCGAACATGACACCTAAAGCCGTTAGGCATATGCCCGTTAGGCTTGCGCCTAAAATTGGGTTTACTATTGCGGCTGTCACGAGAATAAGACTAATACCCAGTACCTGTAATGCTGAACCAATCAAAATATTACGCTCCTAACAATGGGTTTAGCTCTTTTGTCTGTAGCACAATGATACGCCACACTTGCGGCTAATAATGGCGTTAAATCTACCGCTGGGTCATTTCTTGCCCATAACCAACTAGAGCCTATCGGTTTCTTGCGTACCGCCTGGGCGGCTCTATCTAGGTTTTCGTTTGGCCTGATTTTTACTCGGCCCTCTATTAAGGCGTCGTAAAATCTGTTGGCGGCATGGCAAATATCTTTTAAGGCGTATTTTTCTACCGTAATTTTGGCGGCTTCAAGTAGTGGCGCATATGCGCCTGCTGGGCCGTACATGTCAATAGCTACCCTGCCGCCGTGTTTGTTAATTATCTCTGTGAGACGATCAACTACCCAGCCTGTACCTGGTCTAGTTTCGATTACTTCTAATCTGCCGAGCTCGTCGGCTACAGCAATGCTGCTTATGGCTCGATCTAACGAAATGTCGAGACAGTAGGCGAGCTCGCCAGCTGGTTTGGTTTTTATTTCTTGCGCTTTATTCCATGCTGGCGCTGGTATTGCCAGTTCTGTAGCTTGCGTCCACGTGTTTAACCAGGCTCGTCTAAATTCGTTATCTGTCATGGTGCGCCTGGCGTGCCTAATTGTTTCTATATCTACTGTTATCCCCAGGCTGGGTATAGCTCGCCAGTAGGTCGCCTCGTCGTCTGGGTCGTCGTTTTCTAGGGCCGACCATTCAAAATATGCCATGCCCTTAGTTATTCCCTCGGCTACAGCTGCACGGCCAGCAGCTACTTTGCGCCGTAGGTAGGCGCTCTCATTTGTGCCGGCGGTGCTTACTACGAAAAGCTGTGCGGCTTTACGGGTTGCCATAGCTGGAAGCATGGCCTGTTCTCGTCGGTCGTCGGTATCGCTAAAAGCCTCGTCTATTGCGCCCACGTCAAGCGTACGGCCGTGCCCTGCTGTTGACGTGGTTGGTAATGTTTCTAGCCGGCTTTCATTTTTAAATACGACAGCCTCATTACCTGCGCCTCGATAAATACGTTTGGCGGCGTTACCTATGGCGCTTTTTTCAATGATCGGTACCCAGTCGTCTAGAAGTTTCTTTCGTGCGTCCCAGCCCGTCTGGCAGGTGTAGGCCAGCCGCTGAGGCGTTTTTGATAGAAGCGCTCGATGTAAAAATAAGGCTAGTAGCAGCGTGCTTTTACCAGCTTGTCTAGGCACGGTTACGATTACTTCACGGTAGTAAGGTATTTCGGCGTCGTTAACTATGTGGTATTCGGTGGCTACGTCGGCTACGAGCTGTTGCCAGGGCATTAACGGGCTGCCGAGTATTTCGGCTATTTTGGCTACCTGCTTGCCGTGATTTTTGCGGCCTGGCGTTCTGCTGGTGCTAACTCTCGGCGTGCAGCTGGTCAATGAGTAGGGTAAATGCGTCGTCTGCATATGTGCTAATTCCTCTAAGCGTTTGCTCAGCTGCTCGGTACTCTCGCCATAGTGCGGCGTTATCTGGTTTGTCGTCTACCTGGGCGGCCAGCGCTCGTGCTGCCATTACTACCGCTTCGTCAATGCGCTCTATACGGCCTGCGTGCCGTAGTTGGTTTATGACTAATTCGAGCGCTTCTAAATTGGTTTCTGGTCGTTTCGGTTTAATTACCGTTGGTTTTCGTGCGTTCTGTTTCTTTACCGGCTGTTTCTTAGCGGCCATAACAAACCTGTCTGTCTCGTTTAGTATAAGAATAGACAAATGAGACGGGGTACCCGTCGTTTTCGCCTCGGAAAAAATGAGCCTGTAATTCGGTCGGTCGTCTCACCATTGCCTCGACGATGGGGCGCTCTGGGTAGGTAGCGGTACTGTTGAGCGTTTGCCGGCGAGTAGTGCCCTAGTTTTATGGCCCAGCTTGATATTGCAGCTTGAGCATGCGGCCCGTAGGTTGGTGGGCTCGTACCATTCTCCACCTAACGCTAATGGCTGTATATGGTCTACGGTCGTCGCTGTACGGGTGCAGCCTTGCTGGCGTATTTGGCATTGGTGCTGGTCTCGGTCTAGTACCTGTTGGCGTATGCGTCTCCAGGGGCCGCCGTATACCTGTTTCTTTTGTTTGTATGGTTTAGCCATTAGCGCCGTCTCCTATAACCAAGTACATATCGAGACGACCAATCGGGGCAAACGTCATTTAATCGTTCTATGTAATCGTCGTCGGTTCTTTCATTGTCGTCGTATAATTCAAGGCGTATGAGACATGAGGCAAAATCCACCATATTTATACAATTATGGCAACCGTAACCAACGTAATTACCCAACGGGTCAGGCGGCTCTAGTTTATTACGCATGAGTTTAGAATACGTCAGACGTACGGGCTTGGTGAGCTAGTACTACGCCGCTTTTGCCGCAAGGTTGGCAGGGGTAGGCCTCGTCGTGAGGGTAGATACCTGTTTCTACCCATCGTACGCGCCAGCCTGTGCCGTTACAGCTGGGGCATATGATCGTGCCGTGATTTGTGCCGGCGTCGTCTGGTATGAGTCTGGCTTCTATGTCTCTGAGCATGCGGCGCATATCGAGCAGGCTTGGCGGTGTCTTTAAATCTTCTAGTTTGCGGCTGATTATTTTGAGTACGCCGGCTGGGTGCAGGCTGAGTAGGGCTATCCAATCTTGCTCTATGGTTGGGGGTTCTGTTGGGCCGTTTCGCCAACGTCGCCAGGGTACGTGCTTGGGTTGGTACCAATCTGCCCATACCTCTAGTTGTGCTTTTGCTGCTGATATTTCCATGTGCTGCTGTCTCCCTATTAGTTGAGTTTTATAGACTTTTCGGTTTCTTAAATGTTGTTAGTGATAGTTTTTATTAGGACGCCTGATTATCCGTCGTCGGTTTTCCAGGCGTCGGTTTTTCAGGCGTCGGTGCAATGCTGTTAGGCACGTCTCGTACGTGTAGGTCGGTGACCATTTGCCCACGAGTGTTTCGATATGTGTACCTGATGAGGTAGCCCAGGGCTTCCAGCTCGTCTAAGGCTGTCCTAATGGCGTCTCGTCCCTCTAGGCCGTCACGGGCGAGCTGAGTACTACTACAGCGCCAGTTATCGGGACGGCTCAAGATAGACACGAGTACGCCACGAGCACGGTATGACAGCCTGGCGTCTCTGATAATGGCGTTACGTATAACGGTGAAGCTTTCGGTAGGTCGGGGTGCTCTAATTATCATTGGGTAAGGCCTCTAACGTTTTTCGTAATGTTTCTGTGGCTTCTTTTAAAGCTTCGGCGTAACGCTCAGAGATAACCAAATTAAGCCGGTGCACCTCGTCCAGTAGTAGCAAGTATTTGGCGTAAAGCGCCTCGTATTTTTGGATTTGTTTACTGTATTTCTGCTGTAGATCGTTCAGCTGGTCGGCTGCTGTTCCCTTAGTCATTGAGTCCCCAGACGATAGTACGACGGCCTGCTGCCGTGGTGGTGATAACTCTAGAGTCTTTCAAAATGCCCATAGCCACTAACTCGGCACGTCGAGACCTTGCGCCACTATCAGATATCTTCACGTCTGGGCATGAGGTCTGGCGTATCTTCAGCGCTTCTATCAGCTGCTCGTCACTCAAATAGTGGTACAGCAGAAACTCATTTAAAACGATCTGCTGGCCTCTGCTTACCTTTACTGAGCGTGCGGCTTCGTGGCTTGTCTGTGGGTCTGTAGCCCGTGCGTGAGCACCAAATAGGTCTAATTGTTCGCTCATTGTAAATCTTCTAATACGTCTGCCATTTGGTCGTACGCTAGGTGCCAGCCGTGCTTATCTGGGCAATTACTTAAATCGGTCGCGCCTCGACTATCACAAAATTCGCAAGCGCCAGAATACGCCAGGCCTAAACCTGCGTCAGCCACATGCTCTAATAATGCAGCTGTATCACGGGCCCTATGCATGAGCTCGTAGGCCTCGTCTAGTTTGCGGCGTAATTGGATTATCTCGGTTTCAAGCCGGCGTACTTTTGTGGTCAAATAGTCGCTGTGGTCAATAATGCCCTGGTATTGGCTGGGTATGTCGTCTGTGCTCATTTGTGTAGTTCCTTTATTAGTTTTAGTAGTTGGTTTAAATCTTTTTCGTATTGCTCACATGCTGGCGCTGGCCTGCGTTCTGCTATGTCGACGTCTGGTAATCGTGGGCGGCGCTGTTTGGTTATTTGGCGTGACACGGGCATAGGCATATCGTGGTTTTGTGCCGTTTGGGTGGCTTGGCTTATGGCGTGCTCGGCACGTTCAGCCCAGGCGTCGAGTAGGTCGGCGGCGTCTCGAAGTAGATCAGATAAGCCGAGCGCTTTATGTTTGCGCTCGTAGTAGCTGGCGTTTACTCTGAGACGGTCTAAAACGTTTTGGGTATATGCGTCCACGTTAAATATCTTGGCTGTGAAACAGTAGGTATATGCCCGATAGGACGAGAAATAGCGATATCACGAGACGCCTGCCATTTTGTTTATTTCAGCGATCACGTTTACCAGGTCGGCTGTTTTAAGTTTGGCTAGTTTGGCACCAGGGCCAGCGACAGACTCAATAAGTACCCTGGCCTCGTCTGGCGTGTAGCCAAGCTCACCTATTTTAATTTTTATGGTTTGCCGGTGCTGCTCGTCTAATGCGATACGGTTGGCGGCCGCCTGGGCGGTTTGCATTTCTTCACGGGACGGCCGCAAATTCTTTTTGGAAGCCGTAAAACGATAGTTAGCTAATGCGCGACCAACAGCCGAAGTTTCTGTTACCTCGTAACAGCTGGTGGCGTTAATGCCTCGGTCTGCCCGTAATTCTTCGGCATACCCTGTTGCCGTAGCGTCGGCGTCGTCACGGTGTCGATATACTGACGCCTTAAATACGACTCTTTTACCGTCGTCTGCCGTGCACTCGGTAATAATGCGGCCGTCTGGGCATGCTACCCAAAATAGGGCCACACGCTCAGCTACTGAGGCGTAATCGTCAAAGTTAAAAGCCATGTCTGCTGCTCTTTTCTGCTCCCTATATCCCTAATAGGTGGCTGTGAGAGACTTTACTGATCGGCGGTAAACATGTCAAGCATTACCTGTTATGAGCCGTTTTTAATCGTTGTCGTCTTTACTGTTTTTGTCGTCTTTTAATAATGCTGTGACAACGTACAGAACTACGGACGCTACTGATAGGTATATACCTGTGCGCTGGGTATCGCCTGAGAGTGTGATAAGTACTAGACCGAGACCGAGCGCCATAACGGCGGCCTCTGCAAAAGTTTTAAACATGGTTACGCCTCGCTGGTATTAGTCCTGGTAAAACGGTAGCTGCGCCTGCCACTATTGTACGCTTCACAGCCACACTAACGGCGCTACCTAGCGGTACGTATGTGTCAAATGTGCCGCTAAATACGTTTATTTCGCTTTCAAATTCTGTTTTAACGTTGTCGGGCGCATTAGTCATAGCCTCACTAATGGCGGCCGCCTGGGCGTCTGTAAGCGTGCCCTCGTCAATAGACGCCACCAGCTCGACTACTTCGGTATCGGTCAAAATTTCTAGAGCTGCTGGGCTGAACGTTTCAGCGATATCAGCCGGCGACAATTCTGAGACGGGCGGTAATGCTTCGGTTTCAGGTTCTGTGGCAGGGGCACTCGTGGTTGGGGCAATAGTAGTAGGCGTCGTCGTTGGGGGTATGGCCGCCGGCATTGTTGTTGTGCTCGACGTAGTGCTGCTGGTCGTTACTGTTGGTGGTTGGCTCGTGGTGCTGGTTGAGGTACTGGTAGATGGCGGTAATGGTTCTGTGCCAGGCGTGGGTAATTGCGTTGTCGTAGGCGTGCTGGTGGGGGTTATCGTCGTAGTGGTTAATTTTGGGGCCTCGCTTGTCGTAGTTGGTGGCTCAGTGGTAGTAGTCGTAGTGGTGGTGCTAGTCGTCGTTGTAGTGCTCGTGGTGGTGCTTGTAGTGGTGGTAGTGCTGGTCGTCGTAGTGGTCGGTACTTCAGTAGCACCAAACCAGCTGGGCGGTACGGGTGCCCATTCGTACTGGTCTATAGGGCTCTGCCATAAAGCAGCACATGCGCCGCCGCCGTTTTCGTAATACCATAAATCTAGGTCGTATGTACCTGGCTCTACCTGTACGTAATCCCATTGGCAGCCTGTGTCGTACCATTGGTCAAGCCAGTAGTACCCATTCATTAGAAGCGCTGCGCCGTCGTCATGCTGCACTACCAGCATGGTCATTACGGGCACGGTTAGGGTGCCTCGCCAATTAACTACTACCTGGTCGTAATCACAGCCGGCGACGATATCGCCTCCCCAATTGTTATTAATATCTTCGGCTGTGTATTCGGCGCATGGGATATTTCCAGGGCCGACTACGGGCCCTGTCTCAGGGTTAAACCTGTAACTCGTGACCTGCAAATTACTTGTCTCTGCGTGCGCTGGCGTCGAGTACGACCAAATAGCCAGTAGTAGTGGCGCAAACCTGAACAGATGTCGCATTAGCCAAAAATGGTTTTAAATGCGGCGTGCACTAAATCGGGGTGGTCAGCCATTAGCGGCGATATTTCTAGGTGGGCCCATTTGCCGCCTTTAGAACCTATGGTATCTTTGTCATACACTTTCCAACTGTCACGGTCACAGCGGTAGCCAGCTCCCCAACCAGCAGGGTTAGGCATGTACGCCGAGCTGTAATCATGTGCCTCTTCCAGCTGTATCAGGTCTCTATGGGTATAGACAAAACCTAGAAGCGCCTTGAGCTGTTCAGGGGTGCCGCCAAGATCGACAGCACGCCAGGTTGCATGCACGCTTTTACGGGGTGGGTTTGCGCCTTTCATGTCACGATTAGCGAAAATACCGAGGTTTTTAACGCCAAATAGGTAGCAACAGTAATCGACAAACACTTTAGTACCCTCACGCTTGGCGCTATGTACGGCGTCTTTGTTACCTGTGTATGGTCGGCTAGTCATTTTCTGGGTCTCCTGTTTCGTTATCTTTTTTACGCATTGCGCCACCAGCTGCTAAGCCGGCGAGCGTACCACCCAAACTCAAAGTTAACGGGCTGAGTATCTGGAAAAACTGATCGTCTACGGGCGACAGCTCGGCTGGCTGATAAACAAAAATGAGGCTGTAAATAATTGCTAAAACGCTGACAGAAACTACGCCGGCGATAGTGACGATCACGACGGCTCTAATGCGTGCGTCGAGCTCGTCGGACGTGTAGCGGCGTTTACGGCGTGGCGCTGGTCGTGGGCGTGTTGGTTGGTTCATCGGCAGGGTTTCTGTAACGGTCGGTGCAGCCGCACATAAAGCCTGCTGCGAACACGAGGCATAGCACGAGTAGGCCGCCTAGTTTTCGTGTTACTTTGTGCGTTTTCTGCTGTTCCATACTCTTTTTAGAGTACCTTATTTAGCATTCAATATATGACCAGGGGCGCTGGCCGTTATTGTTAATACATGCGTCACGGTACAAAATCCAGGCGTACCGTAGGTTGATAAATGGCGTGTAGGCGTCGTCTGGCCATGTGTAGCCGAGTGTGGCCATGCCGCCAGTATGTACCCTGTTCAGTTGGGTTAAACCTGCGTCAGTACCTGAAAATGCTGTAGGGGTACAGCGGCTCTCACGAAACATAATGCGGCTTAGGTCGGGCCAGTAGGTCGGCAAATCCCAGCCTGCCGCTAAAGCTGTTTCGTACCATTCACCACAGCGGCCGTATAGGGCTCGTGCCTCGTCTATGTAATCGTTGACATCAGAGACCAGCGGTACTTCAATCGTAGTGGTGGTGCTGGTGGTAGTGGTGGCCTGAAGCGCAACTGTCGTAGGGATAACGACAACGGGCGTTACCGGCAGCAGCGGTAGCGTCGTCTGTTGCGCTTCAGGTTGACTACATGCTAAAAGAAAAAGCACGCTAATAATGGGTATGGCTCTACGCATAAGGTTTTACCTCGCTCTAATTAGGCCCGTTTTAAGACTTTACCGACTTCGGCCGGCTGTTGGGGGTCAGGCTGGGTCAAGTAGCTCTGCTGGTATTTCGGGTTGAGGCTCAGGGTTAAGCCAAATTGTGATTTCTTCGCCGGTGACTACCCAACCAGACGTATAGCCCTGCTCGATCAACCATGCACAGATACGTTCGTTTGCGCTCATGCTGACACCTCTAAAAGTATCATGCTGCTCATAGTCGACGAGACCTGTACCTGTACTAAAGCTGCAGCAGCGTTATTAGCAAATTGGGTTTTATAGGTAGTCGCTGTAGCTACGGCTGGTGAGTCAAGATATGAAGTAGAGCAGCTAGTACTTAAATCTATTGCCGTACCTGTGTACCCAACACCTGAACCAAAAGTAGAAATAACGGTAGCGCCACGTACCAGCCGTAAACCGACGCCGTTAAAGACGTTACCGTTAGACCTAAAAATAGTGCCATGAGAAACTAACACTAGAACCTTGCTAGACGAGCTTTGTGGCGTGATCGTGGCCGTGAGCGTCGTATCTGCAAATGTAGTCGTCGAGTTACTAACTAGCGTTGTCGTCGTACCCATGACGACCTGCAAGATACGAAAAGCGCCACGTAGGTTATTTAACGTGGCTGCTGGTAGTACCGTAGCGGCCGTAAACGCTGCTGGCAGGTTTGTAGGGGTAGCCATAGTTAATAGCCTATCTCGTCGGTGCCGTCTAGTAGTGAACTATCAAGCACAAACCAGGCGTACTGTTGTCGAGGTGAGCCGCCTATAGTGGCCGTCCATCTGCCAGGCTCGATAAGGTGCTGCACGCTGTCTAGCGATAAATTTTGCACAATAGTACTGGTAACGCCTTTAGCGTTTCGGCGTAAAGTAAATTTGAAACCGAGCTCTAAATTTAAAAGCCTCGTAGCGTCCAGGTCGCTCGCTAAATTTATGTTGAATGGTTCAGACCTTAAAACGGGCTCTGAGTATTGGGCGGCTAAACCTTGAGCCATTGCTAGAGCGTCAGCTGTTGAAAGCAGGGTATCTATGCTCTGAGTTCTAGGGCCGTACATAGTGACCATAGCGGTATCGGCCGCCGTCTGCGTGACGCCAATACCTGAGTTAATAACGAACGTATTAGCCATTTGGTCGGCGTCAAAATTGAAGCCCATACTTTCATAGTTAATACCTCTATCGTCGCCAAATGTCGCCTGGCTTGTCATACCCTCGGTTACCTGTGACCAGTAGTAACGATTTCTGAGCGTTAAAGTTCCCGACCTGTCCACAAAAAATAGGCTTCCCTCAGTATCTGCCACTTTTTGTAAAGCGTTTAAAGCGTTCTCGTTATATTCAGACGTCGAGCAATAGCCAGAACCTGTAGCAATAGACATAGAAGCCGACGGCCAAATAGCGTTTATCAGTCTCGTAGCCCTAGCTGAAGTGAGCTCGCCTGACGCCAGGCCAGTACCAATACCGTAGACATAGCCGACCTGGGTAGCTGTTAATGCGCTCGTCCATACACAGACGTCCTGCATATATCCGTAATACTGTAAATCTGTAGCGCCGTCAATGGGCAGAGCTAACGCAAACGAGCCAAATAGTTGGCCTACAAAACTTACGGCGGCACCAGCTACGCTACGGTCTACGCCATCTATATAAATTTTGTTGCTACTGCCACCAGAGACATAACAAATATGGTGAGGTTGGCCGTCGTCTACTCTTACGCTGCTAATTACTTGCGGTTTAAAACCAGGGTTAAAATCAAATGAGTCACAAAAAACGGTACCGTCACTTAATATACCTATTCTGGTGCAATTTTGGCCAGCTACGCCAGCATAAAACAATGCCGGTATATAGGGGTAAACGCCTACCTGTGTCGTTTGTATCCACATAGAAATAGTGAAACTCGTGTTAAACGTGTCCGTAGCGAAACCTTTAGAACCGTTGCCATAAGCAAATACTGAGCTGGCGTCGTCTAGGTACTTCGCTAATGGTGGCCCTGTGAATTGGCCCATGACAGCTGGCAGGTCACGGCCGTTACCGCTGCTGTCTATATATCGTGGTCTGGTCGTATCTGTGTCGCCTAGTTTCCAGCGAGCAAATAGCGCTGGTAGTTCACCTGCTGATATTCGGGCCGCCATTTCATCTATCGGCGTTTTCATACCGCCCAAAATGGCTAGGCCGTCCACAGCTGAAATAGTGCTCGTAGCGTCTAAGCCGTACTCTGGGTACTCTTGCGGCCACGTTTGCACATAGCCTCGAAACAGCGGCCAGGTAGTCGTTTGCTCAATAGACGGCGAATTATTTACGGTGCTAGACCAAGTAGTAATACCTGAAGTGTTCCCATCAAAATAGTCGCTAAGTGTAGACGCCTGCTCAAAAAGTACGTTATCGACCTGGTGAATGTCGCCTACAGAACCAGACGTAGTAGACACGATTTGTATAGCAGCTCTTACAGCTGTTGCCGGCGCTGTCCCTGTTACAGAAAGCCGAGTAGCGGTAGCACATGAGAGACCTGAGCTAGCTGCAGCGCCGATAATAGTATTAACAGCGTTATACCAGTAGATAATAACGCCATAGGTACGGCTGCCGCTTACTCTTAAAACATACGCCGACAGCGTGTATGCCAAACCAGGCGTAACGGCCAAAATACCGACAGTATTCATCTGTACGCCGTACTGGCCGATAATGCTTGCCTGTGCTTGTAATACCCATTGCCCAGAGTCGCCGGTAAGGTTGCCTGATACTCTGCTGGTCGCCGAACTTATCGCAGCCCATAAAGCCAGATTGGTTTCGACAGACGGGTTGTAACATAAATTATTTCTAGTCGGGGTCGTATAGGTCGCCGTAATTCTGATTTGGCGGCGAGGCTTCACGTTTGGGTAGTACGGGCTGGCCGTATTAGACGGGTTAAATCTGCCGTCTCTGTTATCTAGCGTTACCCTGGCTTGCCCGTCGTCAAATGGGTCTAGGTCGGCTTGCCTACCTCGGCTAATTTCTATCGAGCGCACATAGCTCGTAACATCTACCCAGGTCGGACTTGCATTATCCCATGCCGATACAAAAGATATTTCTACTTTAGTGGTGGGTAGTGTTGCCATTATCTGCGCCAGCCGCTGCCGTTTCGGCGTTCGAAGTTTCGTATAGCGTTAACTACGGCCTGTGGGTCGGCTGACGTGACAGTAATATTTATCGTGTTACCGCCGCCGTTAGTAGTGCCAGTTAACGGGATTACTGAAGCGCCAGTAGGCAGGTTTAAAAGTTCTGGCCCGTTTTCTCCCACTAACGCCATACCGCTACTGGTGACCGTACCGCCGGAAGCCAAGCCAGGTAAAAATGGGCCGTTAATCGCCGCAAATGCTTCTCTTACCGCTAGTGGGTCTAAAGCTCTGAGTAGCCCATAAATCTGGTCAAATTTACCCTGGTCGTACAAGATAGATATTTTGGTTTGTACTTCCTCAGGTAAATCTAGTTTGGTTACTACCTTGTCAATTTCTGCGGCCGCTAATAGAGCTGCCGTATTGTATTCTTTAACGGCTTGCTCTGTGCCACCAAATGCGGCGGCGGCTTTTTCTTGCAAATTATCAAATGAGGTATCGAGGTTATCCCACATAACACGATCAGATAGTAAGTCTTTTAAGGTCAGCCATTGCGTCATATAGCCGTCTAGTGACTCTGCGGCAGCGTCTACCATTTCGCTACTTTCCTGTACCGCCAAACTATTAGTAGCTAGTTTTAAAGTTTCTTCTTCTAAAATTTCGGTTAAACGCATATGCTGCTCGGCCGAAACTTCAACTTGATTTGCTGTTTCTAAATATGCCTTGGCTGTTGCTGGGCTTGCCGCCGCTAAATCTCTGAAAGCCTGCTCTGTCGAGTTAATCTCGTCTCCCAGTAGGCCTGCGCTCTGCTGGTTTCGTACTTGATTATTTAAAACTTTAAACTGGGTTAGCAGGTAGTTACCTGTTGCGCCGATAGTTCTATTTAAAGCGTCTGTGTACGCCTGCTGTACTTCGGTAGAGTCTACCGTCTCGTCATTATTTGCACGTGTTATTAGTGCTACAGCTGCTGTAACAGCCAGTAATGGCAGAAATGACGCCTGGGCTAATTTGGCTGAAGCGCCTACGGCCACTAATGCGGCGCTAGTGGCTTTAAAGGCCACAGTTAAACCGATAGCGCCGACTATTAGCTGCTGTTGTTTGGGGCTCAAATTGTTAAAAGCGTCGATAATTGGCTTAGTGATATCGACTAGAGCTGATAGGGCTGGTACTAACGCTGTGCCTATTTCTTCTTGCAAGTCTGCAAATGAGGCTTGCGCTATTTTGATTTTGCCGGCGGTGGTTTGTGCGGCTTTTTGGGTTGCGCCGCCAAATGTTTTAACTAGGTTCTGTTGTATTTTGTCAAAACTTAAGGCCTCGCCTGAAGCGTCTTTTGTTTGTATACCTAGTTTAGATAAAGCTGTAGTACTACCGCCGTACGCTTTACCTAACGCCAAACTGACAGCCTCTAGCGGCTTTCCTGTTGCCGTTGAGACGTCTAGCGCAATACTTAGTAGCCGTTGGCTTTCGGTGGCGTCCTGTGTAAACCTGGTGAGGGTGGCAAACGCTGGGCGTAACTGGTCGTCAAGCACGCCTGTAGCGTTCTGGGTTTTGTTAATAAATTCCTCAACCTGGGCTACCTGGTCAGCTGTTGCACCTGTCGAGGCTTGTAACTGGCGCTGTAATTCAACCTGGGCGGCGGCGTCCTCTAGCGAGGCTTTAACAGCCTCTTGACCAAAACGAATTAGAGCAGCGGTACCCATAGCGGCCGCTACGCCTTTAGCCAGGTTTTTCATTTGGTTATCAAATGAGCCGGCGGCGGCTTCGGCGTCTTTTAGACCTGCTTTAAATTTGGCGGCGTCAGCTATGACGTTTACAGATATTGCCGCTGTTTTACTTGCCATATGCTTTTCTCAATCCTGCCTCAATGATCTTATCCCAGTCCTCCTGTGTACGGCGTGTACCTGTTTTAGCGGCAGCTCGTCTGGCTTTAGGGCTAGGTGTGCTGGCTGGTGCACAAAATCCGTTTGTTATTCGTTCTAAGTGTGCCAGGTATGTATCGAGTACTTCGCCGTGCCGGCGATCTATGGCCTGATATAGGAATGGTTGCGGCGTAATGTTTCTGCGTCCCCAGCCGAAGTGGATAGGGCCAGCGTACGGTACGGCTTTTACGCCTGCTCTGACCTTGCCGCCTGACTGAACCATAGCGGCCCTAATTGAGTCTCTGAGACGGCCTGAGACGACGGGTACGAGGCTCTTAGCCTCATCTGCAACGATGGTAGCGGAAGCGTAGCCGGCGGCTTTAAAATCCTCTGTAGCGTTTGCGCTTAAGGTTTTAAATGCACGGCGTAATTGGTTAAGCCCATCTATCGTTACTGTCGTTTGCTGTACGGCCATGCTGTGCCCTTTGTTCAAGTATGTTTACCATTTCCTCAAAGATCAGCATAGGCGTAGCTAGTAGCTCGTTAGGTGCTATTCCTGTGAGTATCGCTACTTGTGCTACGAGTTTGTGGTGCCAGCCTGGGCCGCCTGATCTTTTCCCACAAGGTTTACAGCTTCAATAGTTGGTAGCCATTCGTTAAATGGTTTTACAACGATACCGCTGTTACGGCATGCAGCCCAGCCCATATACGCCAACGGTTTAAACGATGGTTTAGTAGCCCATTCTGTCCACAGTAAATTTGGGTGCTGATCTTCCCAGGCGCACATGACAGCGATAGTGATAGGTACCCTGTGTACGGGCCCGTCAACAGTTACTACTTCAAGCTCATTACCAACCATGCTACGTATCCCTCTTTTTATGTTTAATTATGTTTAGTTATTAGGCTGTGGTTTTAACGATGTCGCCGCCAGATAGCGAAATTTGCGTCATTGGAATTTCGCCTACCTTGCCATTGCCGATAGGCGTATGGCTTTCTACGAAAGCATTAGAGTACGTATAGCAGGGGTTTGTGGCGCTGGTGGCCGCTGAAGTCGGTTTTACGATTACGGTGGTCGTGGTACCGACTAATGGGTAGATAGTTGCCTCAGTTTTTGTGGCTGCGAAATCGACATAGAAGTTAATGACCATTGCGTCGGCAGCGAGGCCCGTCGTGTACCGTCGGGAAGTCATGCCCATACTCGTAATTTCAACACGCTCGGCAGCGTGTGTAATTTGCACACTCTCAACCAGGCTCGACAAGTCGACGGCGTTAATAGTGACGCTAGCGTTTTTGATAATTTCTACAGCCATTTTGGTTATTCCTTATCTGTTTTTTTGGTTGGTTCTGCTTTAATGTGGCCGCCGATAATCAGCGCCTCAATGTTAAGACCTGCTAAATCGTCGTCGGTTACGGTAGTACCTTGTGGTGCTACGAAATTGTCGCTTAATACTTTGTATGTAGACATTATCCCACTACCTCTATTTCGTATCTGTAGCAAAGCATTTCTGCGCCGCTGACTGTAATAGTAGTAGGTGAAGCGCTTAATACTCGGCATGTCTGAACGCTGCCGCCTAATGTTTGGTCTGCCTCGACAGCGGTTTTAATTGAGCTGCTACCTGTGCCGGCTAAATAGCCGTCTAGTTTGTCCTGGGCGGCCCGTTCACTCATACGGCCGACGATAACCATTATCTCAATATCGCCGTGGTCTAGGTGACGCTTCATGCTCATATCAAAGTCAATACTCAGCAGGCCGACTACGGCAGCTGGTGGTGCAATACCGTCGGGCACTATGTCGTACGTGCGTAAACCTGTGATGGTTGACAGCGCCGTTTTTAGGCCGTCACGTACGGCGCTCGGCGTCATGCTCACGCTATAACCTCACGGCGGTATGCTCTGGTCATGGCAGCGATATCACGGCCTAACGGACTCATACGGATAGCGCCAAGCTCTGAAATACCGAGGTTGCCGCCTACGCTGTCTTTACGTTTGTACATGTCAGCGGTAAGGATTAAACACGCCTGGCTGATGTCGTCGGGCACGGTAGGAAATCCCCATTTTGCCGTCAGTTGTACCGATGGTCTCAGGTTGGGTAGCAGCCAGGGCAACAGCTGGCCGCCTACTAACGTAATTTGCGTGTATGGCTTGCCCATCGCTACGGCGTTAAATGGCTCTACTACGTAATCAACGTTATAGGTAAGTGTCGTCTCGTAGGTGCCGTCGCCGCCTGTGTCAAGCGCCAGGGCTAAACCTGTAGTACTACCGAAGTCGTCAACGGTCAAGATATACGGGTTTGTGCCTCGATATAG